TTCATTAAAGTAAATCGTATAAATGATTATTATAACAAATATCACTTTAAATGTGGTTATTTAGATAATACTGGTGGATATGGTCAAGGTATATTAGATTTGTGTAAATCAAAGAATATACCAGTTGATGGTATTAACTTTGCAAATAAAGCCTTTAATGAAGAGTTATATCCTAATATGAGAACTGAAATGTATTTAGAAGCTGCTAAAGAAATTAAAGATGGATTCTATGTATATGATAATGTTAAAGAAGAATTCATTGCACAAGAAATAACAATTAATAATAAAGGTCAGACATCATTAATTTCTAAGAAAGATATTAAAGAAGTATTAGGTCATTCACCTGACTATAGTGATGCTGTATCATTAGCTTTATATGCAAAGAATCATGGACAAATTGATCGTAATGAAGAATATAGTAATGCAGTTGATGAATATCTATCACTTGTATATAATCAGAAAGGATATGAATAATGAATAAGACTAAATGTAAGCCAATAGATTGTTCTAATTGTAAAGCATATTGTTGCAGAGTAATTGGTAAGATATTACCAGAATTAGATAGAGGTGACTGTGCTTGTGTATATCTTACTGACGATAATAAATGTGAAATATATGAGAATAGACCATTTATCTGCAATACAGTTAAGATTTATGAGAAGTATTTCAGTAATAAATATACTATCGAACAATGGAACGAAATGAATAGACAAGCATGTGAGGTATTACGTGAAAGAGAACAATCAGAAAGCAAAGAATAAATTTAGAGCTACTAAGAAATGGAAAGACTTTAGAGATAAGAAGCGTAAAGAACAGAAAGTAGATCCAATTACTGGTGCAAAGCTGACTAGAATGGCTAATTTGCACCATTGTGATTTAGATGAAAGTCATTATGAAGATATATCAAATGATGATAATTTCGTATTCTTAAATCAAATGTCACATAAAGTAGTACATTTCTTCTTTCTTAAATCTAAGCCTTCTGAATGGAGAAATCGTATAAAGAATATAATTCCAATTCTTGAAAGAATGGAAGAATTGAATACACATGACTAATTATTGTAAGTATAAGTATAATCCTATAGGAGAAATTATAATATGTCAACAACAGTAAGAGAAGTTATTGTAGAAGCTGCTACTCGTGTAAATCTTGCACCACAGCGCAACCCTTATCCAGGTGTTGTAGAGAATGCCTTTCGTCTATTGAAAGGTATTATTTCTAAGTATAATCAAGATAATTTATTATGTTGGACTCAGAATTCAGTTATAGTTCCAAAGTCAAATCTAATTCATATTTATGATGAATCTGATTATTTGAAAGGTGAACATAATCTTTATTTCAGAAATGCAGATGAATTAAATGCTTATGAATTAACAGAAGAAGATTATAATAATGAAGTATGGGCTATATTAGAAGACCATCCTAATGTATTATATACTGTAATGCCTGTAGGAACACCTTCTGGAACTGTATATACTTGGGCTGGATTTCCTACACATGAACCTTATCCACAGCGTTATCAAGAAATGAAGCGTTATGAAGCAATGACTCATGTTCAAGTAAGAGATGTTGCTAAGATAAATTCAATCTATGTAATCAATAATACTAATGAACCGTATAGAGAACATTATAAATTAGACTTTGTAAATCATACTGATTATGATAAATTCTCTAATACATCAAGAGTATATACTTATACTCCTAAGTCTGAAGGTGAATGGTTAATTGTATTAAAGCCATATATCTATAGTGGTGCATATCGTCTAAAGATTAACTATAATGAAGCATTTAATATTGATTTAAATACTGATTTATTCATTCCTGATAATTATGTAGAATTGTTAATTGTAGCACTTGCACATAAATTGGCATTGATGTACCCACGTCTAGATGAAGCACAAATGAATAGACTACAACAGGAAGTACAAGTCTTAGTTGATAATGTAAGAACACCACGTTCTGAAGATAGATTATTGCTTCGTAATGACTATTGGGATAATAACTATACAATGACACAATCACAATTAATGTCTGGTGAATGGTTCTAAGAGGAGTCAATAAATGGCAAATCAATGTAAAGTTATAACAAATATTTGTGGTGGAATTTCTAAGTCTAATCTAGTTAAGGTTGGACTTGGTGAAGCAGTAAATATGTTCCCAGAAATACAGCAGAATGATATAGAGAAATCTGCTAATATTGTAATGAGAACTGTTCAAGGTGAAGTTCTAGCACAGAATATTGAAGGTAAATGTAGAGGTATGTATAGAGTATCAAGAGGCTATGATAATAAGCCTGTTCTTTATGCTGTATATGATACTACATTATATCTAATTGATAGTAATAATAATGCAATTGCAATTGGTACAATTAACTCATATACTACTGAATGTCACATGACTGAGACAGGTGGTTATGGTTCTGCGCATCCACATTTGATTATTGTGGATGGTACTTCTGTATATGCAGTAAATACAGGCCTATCAATTGGTGACCAGCAATTAGATTTAAAGAGAATTGATTTACCATTTCGTGTCAATTCTACTACTGAATATATTAAGCCAACTCATTGTGCTTATCTATATGGTTATCTAATTGTCAATGATGCTGGAACTGATGCATTCTATACATCATATCAATATCCATTTGAAATTGAAGATAGTGAACCTGCATCTTTCTATGAAGATAGAGAGAACTTTATTGTATGGTGGACTGCTTTAGATGAAGCAACTAAAGAACAATATATTGCAGGACAAATTCAAGACCAATATTATACACAATGGAAAGACTTTATTGATGGTTCAGCAGATGATACACCAGAAGTAAATGACTTATTTAGAATTCATACTGTAGAATTTGCCAATTATGGATTTATCACTTATTCAGAATGGTGTCCAGATAATACTATTGCTCTATGTAGTAATGGTTCTAAATTATATACATTTGGTGAACGTTCATGGCAGGTATTCTCATATAATGATGATAAGAACAATCCATTCTCATCTCCAGATAATGCTGCAGGTAATATTGGTATTAAAGCACCAAATTCATTGGCAATGTTAGGTAATACTGTATTATGGTTAGGTTCATCTGATATTGGTGATAATGGTGTCTTTATGATTAAAGATACAGTTATAACACGTATTTCTACACAAGATATTGAACGTGAAATTACTCAATTAGCAAATCTTGAGACTGCTTATTCATCTATTTGGCAAGAACACCAACACACATTCTATTCTATAACATTTGAAGATGCAAAGAAGACATTTGTATATGATGTGACTGAAGATGCATGGCATTATAGAGCATCTTATGATACTAAGAACCATTTAACATATTGGCGTTATAATCATGCAACTTATGCATATTCTAAGATATATGTAGGAACAACTAATGCTCTATGCTATATGGATGAGAATAAGTATACAGAACATGATGATAGAGTCATTTATAAGATGAGACGTGGTGGTGTCTTAACCAATAATAATCAACCATTCTTTATTGATGAATTAAAGTTAATTGGTAATAATGGACAACATTCATTTAACAATAGTTATACTGATTTAGAAATGAATCCACGTGTATCATTTAGATGGTCATGGGATGGAGCTACATTCTCTGATTATCAAGATGCATATTTAGGTAAGATTGGTAATTATTCATTTGATACATCAATATTTGGTCTAGGTATGGGTTCATTCTTTACATTAGAAATTTCTTCAACTGAACCAATTCCTTTATCATTTGAATCTATTGAATTATCATGGTCTCCATCTTCATTTATGAGACCTATGTAAGGAGTATATTATGGCATCTAATATTGAAATAAAGATAGTAAGATATGACTCCTCAAATGAGAATATTGAAGCTCTTAAAGGTCAATATGGTCAATATTCTGATGGTAAAGGTATATTTACTATTATAAAGAATATACTCTTTATCAATCTATTACCAGGTGCATCTTATAATAATGTTAAATTACCAACTGTATATGATGGCTTCTTAATTTGTTCAAATGGAACAAGAATAACTATTAAAGATAGTCTGTTAACATGTAATTTAGCAAATAATGTAAATGCACAAGGTCAATTAGTATTAAAGAGATGGAACTAGTATAAGACTAGAGTAAGACTAATTATTATTCATGTATAACAAGGAACGTCAAGAATTGACTGAATTTATAAGGAGATTAAATCTATGGCATGGCCTTTAGTAGCAGCAATGGCTGCAGGAACAATAGCAAATCTATATTCAAGTTATCAGCAGACTCAAGCACAGAAAGAAGCAGCTGAGAAAGAATATCAGTCACGTATGGCTGGTATTGCTGCTTTACGTGAACAAGGAAAGATTACTGCACAAGAATATGATAAATTATCACAACAAATTTCTGATTATTATGCACAACGTGGTTCTTTAGGTTCTAAAGAAGATGTTAATAAGTATAAATCAGAAATTGAAGGATATAAGCCAGAAGAATATGTATATAACTTTGGTGACTTCAATTATGATAAGACCAAAGAAGATTTCTTAAATCCATATTATGGTAAGATTATTGGTGACACTAGAGATCAAATTCAACATAGTGCAGCAGGTGCTGGTCTAGGACGTGGTACTGGTGCAGCATTGAATATTGCTAAAGGTGTTGCTGAGAAAGAAGATGAATTGTATAAGACTGCAATGCAAGAATATAATACTGATAGAGGATTTGAATATCAGAAGTATTCAGATGCAATTAAGAACAATCAAGCAAGATTAAATGCAATTCGTGAAGGACAACAATATAAGATCGGTCTTGAAGGTGATTTGGCACAAGATTATTATAATACACAAGATAGTCAAATGGCAGATCTATTGAAAGCACAACAAGATAAGATGAATGCAAAGACTGCTTATACAACTGCCATTACTGGCCTCTACTAATAGGAGATTATCATGGGAATTTATCAAAGAGACAATATAAATTATCAGTCAATGATTGATAATATGATTAAGAATCGTATGCATACTGCTGAACGTGATGCTGATAGAATAGTAAAGACTGCTGATATTAAAGCACAGACTGCTAAAGATATAGCATCTACATTTGCACGTGGTATGGATGCATATCAAGCATATTCTGAAGCAAATGAACTTGAAGATAAATTAAAGGAATTGCAAGATCAACGAGCAAATCTTGTAAGAGCACAGATACAAGCTGAACAAGAAAGATATAATCCAACTTCATTTGATTATCAGTCACGTAATAATACTACAAATGATCCAAATCGTTCTTATAGTGAATCAACTGATTGGATGGTTCATGCAAATCCTGATAATTATTACAAATTAGAAGATAATCCTAAAGATTATGGTCTATATAATTTCAGTAAGAAAGAACAATGGTTAATGGATCATCCCGGTAAATCAGAAGAAGATTATGAGAACTTTCTAAAGTATATGTCTAGTATCTATGGAGGTTAATAATGAAATCAATTAAAGAATTACTAGATGAAGCAGAAGTAAGACAGTCAATAATAAATGAAGACAATCCATATTCTAAGTATTATCACATGAATAATACTGCTTCACCTCGTTCTTATGATTATCCAGATATTGCATTACTTGATAAGCAAATTGCTGAAATAGAAGCAAAGATTAAAGAACGTGATGCTAATAAAGTTCAACAGCCAAAGACACAAGTTGGTTGGTCTTCTTATGTTGTCAATAATGATAGAGGTCTATTAGATAAGTATACTGATGCAGAAAGAGCTTGGTATAATAAGTTGAAAGACCAGGAATTAGCTTATGCTCAAATGAAGAATGCTAAAGAACTTGCTAATGCTCAAATGGAACAACAAGCTGCTTATAGAATGGATGAGAATATGAAGAATCGTTCATTAGCATTAAATAAATTACAGTATGCAGAAGCAGCATTAAAGAATGATACTTCAGGTGATGATCTTGTTAAAGCTGCATTAGAAAGAGATGTAAGAAATGCTAAAGAAGAACTTAAATACTGGAATAAAGCTGTTGGTATTGAAGACGAAGAAGTTAATAATACTGCAAGAAATGAAATTAAAGAAGACATTAAAGAAGATGTAAATGCAGATGTTAAAGCTAATACAACAACTAAAGTAAAGACTAATGACTACTCTTATATTACTAAGATTAAGAATCAAGCTCAGAAAGATGATATACTTAAAGAAATGGAAGCAAATCCAGCAATTAAGAATAATGAATCTTTCAGAGACCAGTATAATAGAATTAAAGCAATCATTCCTGAAGATAAGAAAGTTGAAGATAAAGCTAAGAGAAAGGCTAAATGGGAAGCTGGAAAGAAATTGAAAGGATATGATTATAGAGTATGGAAAGAATCACCAGAAGGTAAAGCATTAATTAAAGAATTCGGAGAATAAATATGGGTGCTTTCAAAGATAAAGTTCTTGATGAATTGTATAAGAATAACTATAGAGATTTATATAATCAAATAGACCAAATTGACAATGATGTTGATGTTGCTAACTATATCAACAGTTCAAAGAAATACTTTACTCAGACAATGTCTTCTAAAGATTTAGATGGCATGCCAACATTTAGTCAAGCTTTATTTGGTGAATTAAAGACTGGTAAAGTAGATTATGATAAAGAATTTGGTAAAGATTGGTATAATAAATTTGAAGAAATTCCTTATCAAGAAATCAAATTTGTAGCAGATAAGCAAGGTGTAAATCCAGCTGAACTTAATCATAAGATGGCAGAAGAAGCCACTAAGTTAAGACGTCAAGATATAGCACTTGGTAAAGATGGTGACAAATTAGATAGAGTTGCAGGCTTCATAACTAATATGGTATTTCCAAGAGGTACTGAAGCAGTTGCTCGTGGTGAAGAACCTACTGCTAAAGATTACATTGGTGATATAGGTCAGAATGTTCTATATGCTACTCCTTGGGGTGGTGTAGCAAGAGGATTGGGTGCTACTTCTAAAGTTGGTGGTGCTCTAATTCGTGGTGCTGCATCTAATGCTACTGCTCCATTTGCATCTGAAGTCTATGACTCTGCTGTATATGATGAAGACAATCCAAGAGGTAATTTCTCTGTTGGTGATGTTGCTGGTGGAACTGCAACAAATATAATTACACCCGCAATTCTAAGAGGAACTGTTGGTAGAGCTAGTAGATTTGTTCCTGCAGCAAGTAAATTCAATGAATTTGGTACTGGTCAGACTGCTAAAGAAATTGCAGAAGCAGAACTTGGTAAATATCGTTATGTACCAATTCGTATGGCTGATGACCCTACTGTATCAGTTGGACAAAGAACAATAGCTAAAGAAATGAAGCAATTGTCTGAATCAGACCCAGCATTATATCGTGTATTAACTGGAAATCCTCCAGGACCAATTCCTAAAGGTTCAAGATGGGCTTCTATTAAAGATATAGTTGGTGCTGAAGGTAATTCTATTGAAGAGAAAGCAAATAACTATTTGAAGTCTAGAGGTATTACCGGACCTTCATATATAGCTCCTGATGGTCGTATATTCTATGCAGATACACCAAGTGATTTAATAAATATACTACAACAACATAATGTAGCTGTTCCAACTGATTTGACAATACATTCAGTAAATCCTAAGCATCCTTATGGTCCTGTATCAAAGACTATAATGAATTATTATGATGAATCTGCTGCAGCTAGAGCTGCTGAAGGAGCAAAGACTGCTACACAAATTGCTAAAGAAGAAGCAGTTAAGAATTATATAACTAATAATCTTGGTGATAAATTATCAGAAGAAGGAAAGATTTATACAAGAATTCCATTAGTCGGACAAGCAGTACAGAATTATATTGATGAACAAGAGAAAGAAGAACAAGCTAAATTGCTTGAAGAAGCTATATTAGAAGATTTAAGACAGAAATATATTATGCCTGAAGATTGGAATGAAGAATCAAAGACATATAGATTATTGAAAGGAGTTAAATAAATGCCACGTTCATTTGATAACTGGAACAAATATACAGATAATGACAACCATCCATTACATGGTTGTATTCATTTCGTAGTTAATGATGGAAATACTAGTGCACCAATTTATGATAAAGATGGTACTCCATTAGACAATCCACAATTGACTGATATTTATGGTAGAACTCAACATCAAGTCTTTATCAATGAAGATGTAATTGCTTATTACTACAAATATATCGGTAATGGTGAATGGTATACAGAAATGAATATCGATCCATCTGATACTTCTAAATGGCAATTACAATATACATCTAAATCTGAAATGTTCATTGACATTGAGAATGATAGTAAATCTTCTTATGCAGTATTAAGTATTGATGATTTAAGAGATTTAAGTCCAACATCAGTTCCTTCAATTGATGGTGTTAAAGTTATAACTCTTATGGGTTATAATGAAGCTGGTGATAAAGAACCAATTAACTATATTTGGGATGCTGAATCTACTGACCCTGATGATGGTGGTGCTGTAATTGCTACTGACCTTATTAAAGGTAGATGGGTAATGGTATGTCCTACTGAACACTTAGATGTTCGTCATTATGGTGTATTCCCATCTAATTCACAGAATATGCTAGACCAGACTCTTGCTATTCAATATGCACTTGTATATGCAAATAATCATGGTCTAAGATTGTTCTTTGATACTTTGTTAAATACACAATATTATCATTATTATAAATTGACTAACATTACATTAAATCCAATCAATCAGATAGATTTAGCTAAAGGTGTAGAATTTATTGATGATGACGTAATAATTCATAGTCAACAGACAAATGCATTTAGAAATGACCCACATTTCTTGAATGGTGATACTACATTATATTCTAACTATGCAAAGGCAAGTTGGAACATTAAAGCATTAAATAAAGCTAAGTCTTATGAACCAGGTACTTATATTATTGATGCTACTAATAGTTCTACTAATGTTAAGACTTTACAAGGTTGGAATGTATCAGTTAATCAGAATATTTCTGGATATACATTTGTTCAGTGCAATATTTCTGGTGATTCTTTAATATCATCTTGTACATTGACTTCATGTAATCTAGATGTTATTGGTTGCTTGTCTACTGATAATACATTACAGAATTTAACATTGACTGAGAAGATGTTCAATGGTAGTCCTACACCACAGAATTCAGTCTCTGGTTGTATTGCTGATATTGACAATTTCGCAACTAAAGTTAACCTATGGAATTATTTACATCAGCGTATGGCTGACTTTAAAGATATTGACTTTAAGAATGTCACAATTCCTAATGACTTTGCTGTCATGAACCAAGAATTAGGTGATAGAACATATAGTAATTTCATTGGTACAGGAACATCACATACATTTGGTGAATCTTCTATTCAACATGTATATAGATTTAATAACGTTCAAGGCAATATCAGAATTCCTGGTAATGCTAATAACACTTATGTATTTGATAATTGTTCAGTTAATTTAACATGGTCAATTACAACTCCAGCATGTACTGTTGTTATTAGAGATTCAGAAGTTGTATTAAATAGTAATCTACCAAATGCAACATTGATGATTTATTCATCAACTGCATCTTTAAATAGTAATTATGCAAATGTATCTGTTAAAGATTCTACTATTGCAGGTCTTGCTTCTTCAACAAGACTAAATACACCTAATTTCAGTGCATATAGTTCAATTATAAATCAAGAAGTATCTTCTTCAAATATGGTATATAAAGATTCACAAATCAATAAAGATATTTACTCAGTTAATAATGGAACTACTATTACTGGTTATATTGATAACTGTATATGGAATGATATTCAACAACATATTTCTTCAGATACAGCAGATACAGTCTATATAGGTGCTTGGATTAATAACAATGCAACTAAAGCAGATCCTATTGTATTTAATATGACTAACATAAAGAACAATGATAATGCACATAGTTATGTCTATCGTGGTAATACTGGTACATTCTTACCAAGAGAATATTATCATCAATGGAATCAGCGTGGTGTATATACAATTGATTATGTACCATGGTTATATTATCATTTAAATAGACCAGAATTATTTAATGTTCCATGCTTAGTAAGAGATAGTACTCGTAAATCTGCTGGTCCAGGTGATACAGCTTGGGCATATAATAGTATAGGTATATGGATTCCAACAACATATAACTGGAATAATCAGACAATTAAATTCTTTAGTATTGGTAATAAGAGAATGAGAGTTGATTTGCATGTAAGTGTTCCATTTACTAATGCTGATATGGCTGGACATACATTTAGTTCTAATACATATTATGCAAATTATGACTTTACTTCAAGTACATACTTAGGATTTAATGGTATGAATTTCAGTGGTCTAGATTTGTCAAATGAATTGATTGAAGGTCCTAATTATATTCCATTTAGTAGTGACTATTTCTGTTATGGTGGTTCTGCTGACGTTCCTGAAGCATCTACTCCTGTCATTCCACCAGCTGGTGCTGATTATGCAACATTTGATATGACATTAACATTAAGACCAGTCACTGAAGATGGATATAACTAATAGACAAGTTCTAATTATTGACTATATAATAAGAGGTTCTAAATGGATGAAATTAAAGATAATAACGAAATAATTGCAAAGTGTGGTGAATTTCTATCTAAATCTAATAACAGATATAATGACACCATTCAAAGAGCAATTCGTGACTTACGTAGATATTCCGGAGACTTCTGGAATTCATCTACTGTTCGTAAATATAAGAGAGGAAAGAAATTAAATCTCTACTTAAATAACTGGAATCCCATGGTCAATGCTATTAGTTCACCTATTAGTAATTCTCCATGGCACGTTGAATTAGTTGAAGACAATATGTCAGATTTACAACAGATGATTGATAATGTAGAATCTGATACTGATAGTAAATCTGCTATTGTTGATGCATTCCGTAAAGCTGTATTAACTGGTTATGGATTCCTTGTAATTACAACTGTTGAAGATGAATTTACAGGTGAAGCTAAAGTAGTAGTTGAATCAGCTTCTCATATTGATGCAATTGCTTTAGACCCTACATGTAATACTGTAGATGGTTCTGATGCTGAAGAAGGTGCAGTAGTTAATTATATTTCTTTAAATAAAGCAAAGAGACTTTATGGTGATGATGTAGTTCCTTTCTCTTATCCTGGAACACAATGCACTATTAACTTTGATACTTTCGATCAATGGGAAATTCCTGAAGACTCAGTTGCAATTATATCTTATTATAAGAAGAATGATAATGGTCTTGTAGACTTCTATAAGATTTGTGGTGATAAAGTAGTACAATATATTGAATTACCAATTAAGTATATTCCTATTCTAAGACTTGCTGGTAATGAAATATTCGAATTAAATCATATTAACTATAATGGTATTATTCAACAGACTCTATCATTAGAATTAGGTACTAATATTGCCTATTCTACTATGATTGAACGTGTTGGACGTTCTGCTAAAGCTAATTATATGATTCACCAAGATGCATTAATGCCTAAGAATCAAGCTGCATGCAATGAAGATGATACCGTTGCAGTTATCTGGAAAGGTGAACACCAACCAGTACCATTGACAGAATCATTCCAGACTGGTGATTTACAGAATACAATTTCTACATGTCGTATGCTAATGGAAGATACTTTAGGTGTTCCATTGACTGGTATTGCAGATCAGAAAGAAAGAACTGCTACTGAAATTCTACGTCAAGAAATTTCTAAAGAGTCCAATACTGCATCATATTATAATAATGCCTATAAAGCAATTCGTACATTAGGTAAGATTATAATTGAAATGTTAAATGGTGGTAATGATGAAAGATTTACTCTAGAGAATGGACCACAAGTCATTACACGTCAAATGAAGCAACGTCAAGAATTGACTGCACTTGCAACTATTATGCCTGATAATATGAAGCCAATCATTGCTAAATACTTTGCTGATACATTGAAGAATGACCTTGGTGAAGACCTATCTCGTAATATCGTTGCTAATCTACCACAAGATGTTAACTTCATTAGTCAAATGCAAGATCCTGCTGCAATTCATCAGTTGAACCAGATGCAAGCTGCAATGGAAGATACAATGGAAGAATTACAGAAGAAATCTGCTGAAGTTGAAGAATTACGTCAACAGTTGAATACTACACAAATTAACATGTTGAATAATAGAGAACAACGTGAACTAGACTTCCAGAAGTTCCAAATTCAAGAACAGAATAAGATGGCTCTTGAAATTGCTAAATTAGAACAGAATGGAACAAAGATTGATAATGATGCAATTCTAAAGCAACAAGAAATTAACATTAAAGAAGCTGAATCTGAAATGGCTAAAGCTGAAGCAGAATCAGATGCTTATATTAAAGGTGTTAATGATGGTGCTCAAGAACTACAGAATGAAATAGTCAATGAAGTTAATGCTATTCAAGCAGACGCTGAAGGAGTAGTATAATGCCTATATTTAATGTTCTTACATCTAAAGGTGGAACAGGAAATGCTCTTAAGTCTGGTGATAGACGTGCAGTCGAACGTCAGACTAAAGAAGAACATGACAAATTACTTGATATTCGAACATTACCAGAATATCAAGAAATTCTTGCTATGCCTCCTGGACCACAGAAATCTTTAGCAATTGCTGCTTTAAATGCTGAAGCAGAATTACGTGAAAGAGAATATGTTAAATACTGGAATGACCAATATCCACGTAGACCTATTTCTCAATCATCTTCTTGGGTTGGTAATGTAAGTTATGATCCATATTCACAAGTATTAACTGCTGATTTAGGTGGAAAGACTTATTCATATCCTAATGTCACAC